CTAATTGGGTGAGCGGCCAGCTCGGGAGCGGACTGGCCGTCACTATTTGAGTTTTACTATGCAACCATCCACTTGTAAGCGCCCTTAGCAGCCTTTGTCGCGATTGCGCCGTAGCCGTAGTAAGCGACCTCAATTTGGCCGTTTAGTGCTACGTTGGTCTGTAGGCGGGTGCGTGGTGATTCATACCAAGTGAAGGACTCGCGATCTACTGCGATGATTGTTCCATCACCAGTTCCGGGTCCAACGTTGCTGGCTACATATAGAGGCAAGCCATTTACAGATCCGCCATTGTTACCGAGAACCAAGTTACCGGAAGCATTGGATGGATTGATTGTGGAGAGGTATAGAGGGATTCCATTGTTGTTCAACCCCATAATTGCGCCCCATTGATCAGGTGAAGCAATGACACCAGTTGGGAAGCGAAGTGTGTTCTTGTAAATATCAACTGAAGCATCAGCCAAGAAATCCAAGAAATTAGCGCCGGACATTGTGCGGTTTCCGCCATCTGTTGCAGCTGAGATTAGCACTGCTGCTACTGCATCATCTGTCTTCTTTGCGTAGGCGTATTCCATCTGACGCACAAGCTCTTCGAAGAATGCAGGTGAGGAGCGGTCTAGAAGTTCAACGCTGAAGGTTTGTCCGCCAGCATACTTCTTAACTGATACGGAGATGAAATCGGTTTCCATTCCGGTCTCAACGATTGGATCAGCTTCGCCTTCTTCTGCGACTGTTGGAACCACAGTGATGCGAGGAATTTCAAAAGTCATACCAGCATCTGGCAAAACTCCAGTTGAGATTGCAGCGATTGTTGGGCGGTCGCCATTTGAAAGGTTATTTACTACCTCAGTTAATTGGCGAGTTGGGATTAGGCCCGCGTTGTTGGTTGTGGTGTCATCAGCTGCGCGAACATAAGCGCGAGCGTCATCATCACCAAGAGCAGCGCGAACGCTGTTCTCTAGATACTTTGCCTTTGTGAATTCAAGGCGAGGTGTTGCATAAAAAGCTGGACGTGGTGCCGCAGCTTCTACTTTAGCTGCTTCTACCGCTTCTTCTACGGCAGGAGCAGGAGCGGTAGTGTCTGACACTTGTTCTCCTTCGGTTGGGTTTTCTGGCTCAGCGGTTGCTGGCTCAGAATCTTCTTTTGGTGCTTCATTTTCGGAAGCTGCGACTTCGCTAACGCGAGCAGAGTCAATTGCTGGATCAGTTACTAAAGAAACTTCATCTAGGGTTGCTGAGGTAATTTTCATTACGCCAGAAGCATTCACCCATTCATTTATTTGAGCGCCAACGCTAAAACCATCGCGCAAGCCTTCTGTGGCCTCGACTAACGCGTCTTCTCCGGCCATAGTGTTAGCAATCTTGAACGTGGCCACTATTCCGTCTTTAGTTACTTCGTGAGACATCATTTTGCCAATAGGACGGGTCCGATCGTGCTCTAGTAACAATTTGACTGGCTTCATTTCAATTGAGTCAGCTGCGAAAACAGTTGGCCCGACTGAGGTGTTGCCTTGCTCGTTCCAAGTAACAATAGTGCCGCTAATTGTGCGCTTTACTGTGTCTGCCGCTAGGACAGTCATCGGCATATTAATTCTCATTAGGAATCAAGTCCTCTTCTCTTTGAATCTGCTCGACACTCATCGCACCGATGCGGTTTAAGATTTCATAGACTTGAGCGCGCTCTAAAGCATTACCGCGCAAGAAGTCATCTAGGGCAAATCTGACCATAACTGGATTCGGCACAAAGTCCGGCAGTGACAGTCTTTCCTCAATCGCCTTGAGTATTGGACGAAGTGAGAAATCAACAAGTGAGCGCCGCTCGCTAACCGCGTTCGAATAAGTCATTGAAGTAGTTTCGGCGCTCAAGAAGTAAGCAGGGATGCCGCAAGCGCGAGCAAGCTCTAGCGCAACGTATTGGCGGGCTTCTGCAAGCTGCAAGGATTTAGGATCAAAACCGAATTCTTTTAAATCGACATCTGCATTTAAGAAAGCCGTTGAACGAGATTGACGAGCAGTTCTCCAAGCAGTTAAAAGTGATGAAACTCTTTCGGCAGTTAAGTTAGTGCCATTTGATTTGAGAATCATTGAAGGCGCGGGTTCTTTAGCGTAATTGACGGCCGCATTTTCTAAATACACTGCAGCGGCAATTGTTTTACCTGCGCGGTGTAGTAATCCTTCATCTGGGCCATCAAAGCGAATAATTGAACCAACGCCAATGTTGGGCACTGGCTTTCCATCTACTGAATAGCCGGTAATCTCTGTGGTGTTTGAATTTGTATTAACAGTTACGCGGTCTGGTGCTACGCGAGTCCAAGCGCGAACGCGACCACCATCGGTAGCCGAATACATTTCCAAAACTTGTCCATAACCAACGCCATAAAGCCAAATATCTTCAGCGAGCCAGTTATAGATAACAAAGCCAGCGACTCTTGGGTCTGGTTGATTAATAACGCGATGCGGATCTACATACTGACCAGTGATGCGGTTAAATGTTGTTAAAGGTAACGAGCCGATAGTTCCGCAGATGATATTTCTAGCGCGAGCGACTGAAGGCACACTTAGAGCCAGTTGGCGAGTTGTATTTGTTGAGCCGCCTAAAATGTTATAGACAGAATCGGAAATCTGAATAGGAGTTAGCGCAGCAGTTACATCTGTGACTGGCTGAGGTGTTGCGGCTTTTACTTCTGGAAAGAAGAAATCTCTAATAGCACCCATTTGCCTAAATTGTAAGGGCTCTGTGCTACAAGATGACTATATCCACTCCGTCATTTGCTTTAGTGGCGTAGTGAGTGGCCATCGCTGAGGCAACCGCTCCACAAATAACCGCGTTACTTACTTTCCGCCCCATTACCCAGCCGCCATCGCCGAAAGGGAGCTTTACGGCGGCTAGGCATTGGCGGGTTAGCTCTTCTTGTCCGGAATGAGCCAACCGCTGAGATGAGATAGCACCGAGCAACTCATCGCAGCTTTGCGCATAGTCAAGACCATCAATTGGTTCAGTCCTAATCCCAGCAGGGGCTAATCGCGCTGCCACTGCTGAAGCGGTTCGAGCCGAGTAAGCAACCAGTTGGACAGGATACTTACGCACCCAGTCTGCCAAATCATTAGCCAACGCTTTGTCGTCCAAGTTGGCCGGATTGTGCCAAGTCTGCAAGAGAATAACTTGAAATCTATCGCCCTCAAGTTTTTGACTTGCGACCAGTGCTGCTTGTTTTCTATCGGGACTGAGATCGATAGCCAACCAAGTATCGGCCTCTGGGTTCAAGCGAAGACCCTCGACTTCGCAAGCTTCCCATTGGGACGGATTGATAACTGGGTTAATCGTATCGACCCATTGACATAAAACCTCTGTCCGGACTATGTCCTCTGGATCAGATAACACTGCTCGGATATTGTCCGGATGGACTGTGTAGCCAAGTGATGGGTTAGCTTGGCAGACACCTAGCCAGAAGTCCGGTGAGTTATCGAATTTGAGGCCGTGAGGCGCTGACCATTCGAACCAGCCAATATCGTCACTGCCGCCGTGAATAGCGGCTAATGCTCGTTCGCGTAATTTGTTTAAGACTATCGAGTGTTGATCTCCAGCATTTGAATAAACCCATATTTGAGGATTTGGGCTAGCCATTTGGGTATATCGCAAAGCAGACCAGACATCTTCGTCTTTATACTCGCGAGCTTCGTCTAAATGAATGGTTTCCGGTGCGGCAATACCTCGACCAGCTGAGTTATTAGCTCGGACGATATATCGACGGCCTTCTGTGAATTGTAATTCTTGAAATCCTTTGGATTCTAGCTTTTTAGTAAATTCGGCAGCTAGTCGGGGAGTTTGCTCGATAATTGCGTATATCTTATAGAAGAGTTCAGCTGAGGTAGTTAGCTTGTGAGCCGTATGGACTTGAAGTTTTTCTTTTAGGACGTAGATTCTAAATAGGATTTGCAAGGCCATAAAGGTTGATTTACCTTGTTGCCGAGCGCAAAGAAGGGTGACTACTGGATGAGCCCATCGGCCGTCTGGTTTGTATTTAAGGGAGTGATGAGCTAGCCATTGCTGCCAAGGAAGCAAGGTGTAGCCGATTTCCTCGCAGAATTTAATCATAGCCTCGCCGTGAGAAGGTAAATCGGTCAATTTAGTGTGAATACGAGGGTTTGGCACACCTCGGTAAGCCGATTCGTCCCTAACTCGGGCTAACTCGGTCGATTCACTCATAAAAATCCATTTTACTCGAAATAGTGCCGCGC